GAAGCAGAAAAATTTATCAGCGGAGTCTTGGACAAGCAAGGTTTACAAGGATATCAATTAGAAATTAAACATGGATATCCTAAAAAGAAAGATGGTGAAAAATGAGAGCCAAAGAGTTTGTTACGGAAAGAATGAAAACTACATGGGTTCGACCGTGGATATCTTCTGCTGTGACAAAAATTGGTAATTATAAAAATGATTTAGAATGGTACAATAAGTTTTTTAAAAATTTAAATGCCAGCCAAGAACTTAAACAATGGGCTGAACAGGCTCTAAATCGTCCGTTAACAATCAAGCCAAAGTTATTAGATCAACCTAATAATCCATTGGCTGCTATAGAAGCAGATCACGAAATTAGCGGCGATCCAATTAAGCATACAATTACCATAGAAGTTAATGTAGCACATGCGCCTACAGATGAAAAAACTGCTGTTAATTTCATAGACAGACTTAGTTCTTTATTAATACACGAATTAAATCATGCTAGCCAGCGTAGTGGACAAATTAAAAAATCCAAAGACGATGACAGTGTTTATGATATTGAAACAGATGTTTGGAAAAAGACTCCTCCAAAAGCATTAACTAAACGAGACGAGTATTATCTGTATATGTTAAACAATATGGAGCGAGATGCTTGGATCAGTCAAATTGCCAACGATATATACAACAAACTTGGAAAAGATAGTTTAGGCAATTTAAACAACATACTAAAACAGTCACAGCGTGAAGATTATGCAGTAATTGGTAGCAAAATAGTACAAGTTCCAAATTTAAAAGCGTTATGGGATGCTATTAACTATTATGGTAGATTTTTAAAATACAGCAAAGAAGATACGTGGAATAAGGTTAAAAAAGAACTATATAGCTATCTATCCAAATACGGTAAATAATATATTATGAAAATTAAAGAGATACTCGAGTCTGCTACGGCTGGTGCAACTTCCGCAGGAAGTATTGCTACTGTACCAAACCCGCATATTAGCCCTGGTAAAGCTAGGGGTAAAAAAAGTTATTTGGGTAATCCCTGGGGCGGAATCAGTGGTACTAAAGCACCCCCTCAACCCAAAGTAAAACAGTTAAAAAATAAAGACGGAACAGCCAAAAATGCACTAGATCAAAGCACTAGTTTATTTGGTGAAGGCAATTACGTCAAAAGATAAATACACTATACGCCTTTAAACGAACAACGGAGATTTAAATGGATTTTTACAAAATTTTACAAAAGTTCAACGACATTGACCCTGTAAAAACAGAGAGCAAGTCTGTTGCAACTGAACCAACAGTAGCTAAAAAAGTTGCATTAGCAGAAGATGCTCAACTAAGAGTATTAGCTGGTGTTAGCACAATCCTTGAAGAAGGACGCAGAATTAGCGATAGACAAGATGTTGCCGAAGCTAAGAAAAAGAATGAATACGCAATTGGTATGGCTGCTGCTAAAAAAGAAGCAGGAATGGGTGATAAACCAGCAACTGGTTTACCTAAGAAAGTAGTTAAAAAAGGTCACGAAATTGCCAAAGCAATCAAGCGTGACGAAAGCGTTGAAGTTGAAGGCGAGCAACTAGACGAAATGTTTAATGATGAAGATCCAGTAGGCACTAAGAAAAAAACATCTTCTGGTACTGCTACCAAGACTGACAAAGGTCTTAAGCACGAAAGAAAGTATGGTAAAGATACCGATGAAGAAGAAGAAGATGACGATAAACCAGCTAAAAAGAAAACTAAAGAATCTTTCCGTTCTAAATTTGAAGCAATGGTAGAAGCCAAAAAAGACGATGCTGATATGAAAGTTGGTGATAAGAAAAAATCATCGACTGGTGGCACTATTGAAAAAACCAAGACTGGTGTTAAGCACACAGCTGGTAAAAACTACAGTGGTAAGGCTGCAGAAAAAGAAGTCAAGGAAGGTGCTAAGCCAGACGCTAACAAAGACGGCATTCCGGATTACGCACAAGACGGAAAAGGTCCTAAGGACCTAGGAAAAGGTAAAACACCTGCTGCCAAAGACGGCGGTGACAAGAAAGATGGCAAGAAAGGTATGTCGGCCAAACAAGAGAAATACTTTGGCAAAAAGAATGAGTCTACACAAGTTACTAAAAAAGTAGTTGCTGAAAGTGTACAACAAAAATACACATTCAAGCAGTGCTTACAATTAGTTAAAGAAAGTGGCGGCCAACAACAAATTGATCCAGTTGACACAGCATTGTGGAAATGGGCTCAAAGAGTTGCTGTATCTAAAGTGCAAGAAGGTGCAGCACGTGAAGCGATGGCAGCATTTGTATATGAAAGAATGGGCGGTGAGTTTACACTCTACGACGTTCTATCAGAAACAAAATAATCATTTATTTGATAATAAAAAGCCAGTCCTGAGTTGACTGGCTTTTTTATTGACTATATAATTGTCCTATAAGGAGAATATTATATGGCAAAAATGTATGGTCCTGAAGAACGGGCTAAACTAGAACGTCTCATTAACGAAGGTTCAAATGTTCTACGCGAAGTAGAAGATCTTCAAGAAGGCTTAAAAGAAACTGTCAAAGCAGTTGCAGAAGAACTACAAGTCAAGCCAAGCATTATTAACAAAGCAATCAAAATAGCACATAAAGACAATTGGAAATCTCATGAAGAAGAATGGGATGAAATTGAAATGATTCTCGGTGTTACTAAAAACTTACCCGAGAAAGACTAATGATTAATGATTTATTTAGACCCACTTTAGAATGGATTAAGGATGATTGGCAATCCAACCCTGCTCGTTTTATTGTGGAGTTTTTTGCTTGGGGTATTAGCATTGGCTGCTCGATTACCATGGCTCTCACAGTACCCAATCCGCCGTTACTTATACTTTACCCTATTTGGATCACTGGTTGTGCTATGTATGCTTGGGCTGCTTATACTCGGAAATCTTTTGGGATGCTTGCTAACTACATGCTCCTTGTAACTATTGATGCATTTGGATTGATTAGAATGCTAATTCAATAATGTTATCTGTATTTTTAGAAATAATTTTTAATTGGATAATCATGGGTATGGTCCTAGCTACAGTCATGGCTGGGTGTTTATATTTTGCAATTTTATGCGAAAAAATTGTTGACTATTTGTTTAGTCACTAAATATCCAGTACAGGGTTTAATCAGCCATAAATGATTACGTTGGTGTTTGCAAGCCAAAAATTGCATAGGAGAAAAATTTGAGTTACGTTGACGCATTCTACGACCGCGATAATGATATTATCAACGTTGTTGAACGTGACGATAAGGGTAATCGTCACTATAAAGAACATCCCGCAAAACATATTTTCTATTATCAAGACGCTCGTGGAAAATATAAATCAATTTACGGCGAACCTCTAACCAGAGTTAATTGCCGCAACATTAAAGACTTACATAAAGAATTAAAAATATACGGTAGTAAAAAACTGTATGAATCGGATATTAATCCAATATTTAGATGTCTTGAAGAAAATTATCTTAATGTAGATTCTCCAAAACTTAATGTTTGTTTCTTTGACATTGAAGTAGACTTTGACCCAGAACGTGGTTATGCTGCGCCAGATGACGCATTTATGCCAATTACTGCAATCACACTACATCTACAATGGTTAGATAGTCTTATTACTCTAGCTATTCCCCCCAAAAGTATTTCAATGGTGCAGGCTAAAGAAAGTGTTAAGGACTTTCCTAATACGTTTTTGTTTGACAATGAAGCTGATCTTTTAGATACATTTTTAAATCTCATAGACGATGCTGATGTTTTAAGTGGATGGAATAGTGAAGGGTTTGATATTCCATATACCGTTAATCGTGTTACTAAAGTATTGAGTAAAGATGACACAAGACGCTTTTGTCTGTGGAATCAATATCCTAAAAAACGAGAATATGAAAAGTTTGGTAAGACCGCAGTAACTTACGACTTTTATGGACGGGTACACCTTGACAGTCTTGAATTATATCGCAAGTACACATACGAAGAACGACATACGTATAGACTAGATGCCATTGCTGAGACAGAAATTGACGAGCGTAAGACTGTATACGAAGGCACATTAGATCAATTATACAACGAAGACTTTCGCAAGTTTGTTGAATATAATAGACAAGATACTGCACTATTAGATAAACTCGATAAAAAATTAAAATTTCTTGATCTTGCAAATAAAATTGCACATGAAAATACTGTTTTGTTACAAACAACTATGGGTGCCGTAGCTGTTACAGAGCAGGCTATTATTAACGAAGCACATCGCAGAGGCATGCAGGTTCCTAATCGCATTAGACGTGAACCAGGTAGTGATCCTGCGGCAGGTGCATATGTTGCTTATCCTAAGAAAGGTATTCATGAGTGGATTGGTTCTCTTGATATTAACAGTCTTTATCCTAGTGCTATTCGCGCCTTAAACATGGGACCAGAAACCATTGTTGGACAATTACGTCCAGATGGTACTAAAGCATACATAGATGCAGAGATGGACAAGGGCAAATCCTTTGCCAGTGCATGGGAAGGTATATTTGGTTCATTGGAGTATACTGCTGTAATGAATCAAGAAGTTGGTCGTGAAATAACTATTGATTGGGCCAACGGAAGTAGTGATGCATTAAGTGCAGCACAAATTTACGAATTGATCTTTAACAGTCATCAACCGTGGGTGATATCAGCTAACGGCACTATTTTTAGTTATGAACACGAAGGTATTATACCAGGACTACTTGCACGTTGGTATAAAGAACGTAAAGAAATGCAGGCAAAATTAAAAGAATGTATACAGGCGGGAAATAAAATTGAAGAAGAATATTGGGATAAACGTCAACTGGTTAAGAAAATTAACCTTAATAGCTTATATGGTGCTATTCTTAATCCTGGTTGTAGGTTTTTTGATCCTCGTATCGGCCAATCCACAACTCTTACTGGACGGCAAATTGCCAAGCACATGGCTAGTAAGGTAAATGAAATAGTCACCGGCGAATACAATCACGTAGGTAAAGCAATTATCTATGGCGATACTGACTCGTGTTATTTTTCAGCATACAATACTTTGAAAAAAGAAATAGAAAAAGGTGCTATACCGTGGACTAAAGAAACTGTAGTACAGCTTTATGATCAAATTGGTGATGAAGTTAACGATACGTTTATTAAATTTATGCAAGATGCTTTTCATTGCCCAAAAACTAGAGGTGATGTAATTAAAGCAGGCAGAGAAATTGTTGCCAGTAAAGGATTGTTCATTACCAAAAAACGCTATGCCGTATTATATTATGACAAAGAAGGCAAACGTTCAGACATAAATGGTAAGCCGGGTAAAATCAAAGCCATGGGATTGGATCTTAAACGTTCGGACACTCCTGTAGTAATCCAAGACTTTTTAACAGAAGTGTTAACTAAAGTTCTTAATGGTATTCCTAAAGAAGAAATTCTAGAATATATTACATCGTTTAGAACTGAATTTAAAACTAGACCCGGATGGGAGAAAGGATCACCAAAACGTGCAAACAACATTACAGAATATGCCAATAAAGAGAAGAAGCTTGGCAAGGCAAATCTTCCTGGTCATGTTAGAGCAAGCCTTAATTGGAACACGCTCAAAAGAATGTTCGACGACAAATACTCAATGAACATTGTAGACGGGTCTAAAGTCATTGTGTGTAAAGTCAAAGACAATCCCATGGGATATACATCAGTAGCATATCCTGTAGATGAACTTAGACTTCCTCAATGGTTTAAAGACTTACCTTTCAACGATGCTGAAATGGAAAATTCAGTTATCGACGAAAAATTAGAAAACCTTATTGGTGTTTTGGAATGGGACATCAGTTCAACAAGGTCGGATAATACATTCAACAAATTGTTTGATTTTGAATGATTTCTAGGTTGATTTTCATTCTTGATCTAAATATAATCTTAATATACATGGAGACTCTCTAAATGAAAGACATTTTACAAGACATTGTAAGCCACACACAGAACCTTGGCTTTTTAACCACAGTCAAAGTTACAGGTGCAGAAGATAAAACTGAAATCTTCTCAATGGCTGATGACAAATCAGTTATTATGACAGCCGAAACTGCTAATCCATATCCAGACATGATTGGTACATTTGGCATGCCGCAACTTAACAAACTCAAATATTTGTTAGACGGTAGCGAATATAAGGACGATGCTAAGATCAGTATTACTACAGCAGAACGCAACGGCGAAACTATTCCGGTTGGTATTCACTTTGAAAACAAAGACAGTGATTTTAAAAACGATTATCGTTTTATGAATCAAGAAATCATCAATGAAAAGATGAAGACTGTCAAGTTCCGCGGAGTTAAGTGGGATGTTGAGATTGAGCCTAGCGTAGCAGGTATTCAAAGATTTAACTTTCAAGCTGGTGCTAATCCAGAACATCCAACATTCTTAGCAAAAACAGATGGCGGCAATCTAAAGTTTATTTTTGGCGATTCTGCAACACACGGCGGTGAGTTTGTATTTGCACAGAATGTTGCAGGTAAATTAGATCGCGGTTGGACATGGCCAGTTGGTCCTATTCTAAGTATTCTTAAAATTGCCGACAGCAATAACACCCAGATGAGTTTAAGTAATGAAGGTGCTATTCAAATTACACTTGATAGCGGTCTTGCATCTTACAAATATATCATTCCTGCAAAGGCAGTTTAATGATTAAAAACATACACGCTTCTGGGCGGTATATACAGGTTACTGGCGGAGACGCCAGTACCTATGTTAACAACTACTCTGGTTCACAGGGTGTTGGTAATCTGCGATATAATATTTCTAATCAACAAATGGAAGTCTACGACGGAAACAACTGGATGATGTTGAATATGAGTCATGCCAGTGTTGGACTAAACAGCGAGGCTGAATCTTTACTTGACTGGGCTCGTCAGAAACGTGATGAAGAATTGGCTTGGGAATCATTGGCAGAATCTAATAAAGCTGTTAAAATAGCATTAGAAAATTTAGAAACAGCACGTCAACAATTAAACATCACTGCCAAGCTAGCGAGAGAATATGAAGAATTGGCGTGATGCTGATCACAAAGTATCCTATTATTATGAAAATGATACAGGAAGAATTATTGGACAGGTTTATAATCTGGCCCATACTAACATCTACGGAGCAAAAGTAGTCAGCGAATTTAACGAAGAAAAATATTTAGGCCAGTATATTAACGAAACATTTGCTAAACAGGCTATAGAATATTTCTGGAATTTACAAGAGAGAACACTAACACATGAAACAACCAGTTGATTTAACCCCATTACAAAAAGACTATGCAGTATATTTGCCTGCCATTAGTTCTTTTTACTCTACATATATAGATAAGCAAAGAAAAGAAGAATTTGTTTCTAAAGAACGTATTCCTGTAGGATTTGATCGCGGTATTGAAGGCATGAACTTTCTAAATCCCGAACAAGGTTATTTTTATTACAAGTACGGTCTGTATTCAGCAGGTCATGCACAATTAGACATTGAAAAGAGTCTAAATCAAGAACTAATGATACAACAAAGAGATCGTAGCAAAACTATGATTTTAGGAGATTCGGGCGGTTATCAGATTGGTAAAGGCGTTATTAAATTTGACTGGTCAGATTTTGAAGGTGAAAAAGCCAACAAAGTTCGTGAAAAAATCCTAACTTGGTTAGACGTTACTGCTGATTGGGCCATGATGTTAGACGTTCCGACCTGGGCCTGTGATCACATTCATCAACCCAAAACTGGTCTTAAAGATTTTCAAGACTGCCTTGATAAAACACGTTTTAACAACGAATATTTTATTAAAAAACGTCTTGGTGTTAAAGACGGCGGAACAAAATTATTAAACGTTTTACAAGGTTCAAACTGGGAAAACGCAGAAGCGTGGTACCAGGGTGTAAAAGAGTTTTCCGATACTAGCAAATACGGAGACAAAGCAGCAGAAGGATGGGCTATGGGCGGTGCCAATATGTGCAAGATGCCCGTAACTCTTAAACGTCTTATTACCATGAAGTTTGACGGTATGTTAGAAGGCAAAGATTGGATGCACTTCTTAGGTACTGCTCAATTAGATTGGAGTTGTTATCTTACCTCTATTCAAAGGCAAATTAGAAAACATGTTAACGAAAACTTTACCATTTCTTTTGACTGCGCATCACCCTTCATTGCAACAGCGCACGGACTTGTCTATACCAATGCCCAACACACTCCCAAGCGATGGTCGGTCATTATGGACAAAGCGCCAGATACCAAGACTCTTTCAGAATCCAATTTCCCGTTCCCGTTTGAGTCAGAAGTTGGACGACGTCTAACAATGGGAGATATTTGTTATTATGATTCAGGTGTACTTAAATCTGAAGATGAATTAGGCTTAGATCCAAAAACTGGAAAACCTATAACATTAGATACTACAAATCCAAATCACTATCATATAGTTCCTAACCGCCTAAATAAGCTTGGAAAAATTCCAAGAAAAACTAGTTGGGATTCATTTGCGTATGCTCTTATGATGAGTCACAATGTGTATTGTCATATTGCCGCTGTTCAACGTGCAAATCAATTAATGGATATTGAATTATACAATAAACCAAGAATGCCTTGGAGAACTTATAAAGCTAAAATGAAAGACAATGATTTTAGCGATGAGATTAGCGATTGGGTTCCAAGAAACATTCTGTATTTTGACAGTTTTGTTGAAGAGCTTTTTGCCTGCAAAGATAAGGATACAGCATTTGAAATGATTGAGACTGCTACTACTCTAGGTTTCTTAAACGGTGTAGAAGGTGCTCGACTACGTGGCGGAGTAACTAGTATTGCTGATAATTTATTTTATGAAGAAGGCGAAGAAAATAAATCTGCTTATCAAGATGAACGAAACGATGGAGAATTAGATAAGCTTGAATCTTTATTTAGAGAGGACTAATTTATGTATAAAAACAGAATTTTACATCTAACAGAGTCTCACAGATTATTAGATAATCAAATTAACGAAATAGAAAAGACTGGAAATTTTAAAGACGAAATTCTTTCTGAAATGAAAAAGAAAAAACTAGCCCTTAAAGATGAAATTTCAAGATTAACCAAACTTCAATGGGAACACGATCACGAAAGTGTTGACTTTGATGATGATCGATAGTATAATTGATTCATGACTGAAAACGATTACGAACTTTTTGCTAATCAAATGGAAGAAAAATATCCAAAGATATTTTCAGGCCGTTACGGTGGATTTGCTGTAGGCGCTGGATGGTGGCCTATTGTAGAAGCATTATGTAATCAAATACAACATCATATCGATTGGCGAGCTAAACAGAATGTTATTGTACCGCAGGTAGTTGTAGAACAGATTAAAGAAAAATTCGGCGGGCTTCGTTTTTACTATCAAGGCGGTGACGACTACATTCACGGACTAGTGTCTATGGCAGAGTCTTGGGCTGGATACAGTTGTGAAGAATGTGGTAAGCCTGGAACTAAACGTAGTGGAGGATGGATCAAAACTTTGTGTGACGAGCACGAAGCAGAGAGACAGAAGAGATACGAAAGTTATGCTAAACAAAATGGACTAGAACTATGAAATGTAATGCATGTGGACTTAGCATTAAAGAAAGCGGGGTTGGATGCGATTGGAATCAAGGTCGTTGCCCGCATAGAACTCCTATGTTAACCGATTATCATTTTAGATATCTAAATCTTTTTAATTCAATCAAAAACTTTTTTAAAAGAGGCAAATAATGGCAAACTGGAAAGTATCTCCTTATTATAAAAAATCTTGTGAAGAACACGAACAGTATTTTAAAGACGGTCAGATAATTGTTCGCAAAACTGGATTTAGGGGTGCCAGTTTTTTTGTTGAAACTAACGATGACAACCCTCCAGAATTTGAATTTGATTTTGTTCCTGGCGGCGATGGCCGCAAAGACAGTATCGATATGTATAACTGCGTAGGTAACAATATTGAAAATGTTGAATTAGATTCAATGTGGGACGGCTGCTGGGAAGATATTGATTTTCCCGAGGACTTTGATGAAGATGAAAAAGAACGTCTAATGGAACAGATTGATGAA